TTTACTCTGTGAGCTTGGTCTTGTTTTTCATTTGTGATGTCACCTAAAATTTGTGCACGCACTGGACCATCAGCCGGTAATAATTCTTTGTAAGCTTGCGCTTGAAATTGTGTAACCGCTTCAGCAAGTACAGGGTGATTAACACCTGATGCACCTCTGAAAGGTTCTGTTCGTCTTTCGTATTTAAATCCTAAAAGATCTAAACCTTCTCTGTAAGACTGTTCCCAGTCTCCACGAGATTCTTTGTAGTCTGTGTATTTGTCAAATAGAGTTGTACCTAGTTCATCTAACTCTTGGTCATCCATGATCTCTGCTAGGTTTTGAAAATGATCTGTAGATTGTAACTGGTCCGCGGCTGGATCAAAAGATATTTCTGCTCCACCTTCTTCGTCCATTGTTACTTCAACGTCTTCGTTGTTTACGCTTTCTTCATTTGGAACTGTAACTTCTTGTTCTACAAAAGCTTCATCTTTTTCTGTAATATCTACGTTTGGTAATGGTTTGTCTATTTCTGCCATATCTCTTTCCGGTTAATTATTGCACACCTTTAAGGCTTAATATACCTGATAAATCTTCATCTGGCAAGTAATCCTCTATTTCTTGATAAGGAGTATTTTCTGATAATGCTGCTTTTTGTTTTAAATTTTTTAAACCTACCGCTGCTTCAGGCCCAAGATAATAAGCAACCGGAGATTCATCTAAACCATACGCTCCTTGTTCTGCAGCTTTTGCAACATCAGCTGCACCCATTGCCATAATAGCTGGACCAGCAAAAGGTATAATTGGAGCTGCTACTCTTAAAACTGGTCTTCCAACAATTTTAGCAACTTTACTTATTTTACTTAATTTAGATTTTAAACCTTTTGGCATATATTGATTTATAACAGTTTTAATTTTGCCAACGGGTTTATCTAAATCTTCGGTATATCCTAAATATTTAGTTTTAAAAGTTCCTGCTGGAACATCAGGTCTTAAAGTTAGTTTTAATTCTTTTGCTTTTTTTATTATATTATTAACTTTAGGATCTTTAGGATTATTTTCTATAAATCTTTCAGCATCTTTTATAAATTCATTATTTTGATTAAATGTACTTGCAAATCTATTAATAGGAGAGTCTGTAAGTTCAGTTCCTAATTCTGCTCTTCTAGCATGTGATAAGTGAAAAAATCTTGCATCGTTTTTAGGATCTAAAACAGCTTTTAAATCTGGTTTAGATTTATATATATTACCTTCATTATCTACTCTAAATGAAATTTTATCTAAAAGTTTTTTATCTTTTAAAAGTTCTTCTGGGTTTTGATTAATCAAATCATTAGCTTGTTTTATTATAAATCTTTGTTGTGTATTTAAACCAATTTCTCTAGGGTTTAATTTTATTTTTCCTTTTTCTCTAAATCTTTTAGTATCTCTTCTAGTTTGTGCTTCAGCTAAATATTTAGTTTGTAAATCAGGATTTGCTTTTCTTTTTGCATTTCTTTTTATTGTTTTTCTTTTTCTAGAATTTTGATTTATTAATTTTTGAAGTTGAGGAATTTCTTTTTTTACATTTGCTTTTGCTTTTCTGTAATTACTAGTTAGTCCTTTTCCTTTAGCACTAATATCAATAGGAGGTTCATAAGTCCTATCAGTTGCCATTTTTCTAAATATATTTTCATATTCATCTACAGATAAATCTGTTGAAATATTAATTAATTTTTTTATATTTCTATCTTCTATATTAATTTTATATGTTTCTTTTGCTATTTTTTTTATTTTATTAAGATCAGTTACTCCAGTATCAATTATTTCTTGAATAACTTTTTTAGCATCTCTACTTCTTTTAACTACCCCTTTTCCTTTAAATTTTTCATCATAGACTCTTTTAACTGTAGTTGTTGGTACATTTATTTTTTCTGATATATTTTTAAAAGAAATAAGTTTATCTTCTTTAATTAATTTTTCTAAAGTTTCAGCAGCTTTTATTCTTTTTTGTTTAGTTACAAGACCAGCATCTTTATAACCCTGCCTCATCGCTTCACGCACCGCTTCACCAAAGTCATAGCCGTCATCCATAAGTTCGTTTACTTTTTTACTGAACGCTGATGGTTCGTAATCGTCTGCCGATCCGCCGTCCGCTTTTGGATTACGTCGGTTGAACTTATTGAAGATATCGATTTGTTGTACTTCGAACTTGGGTCGCGGTCGGTTGATTGTGCTTGCACGTTTGATTGTTTGTTTACCTAACTTACCTTGAAGTTTAGTTAGAATGCTTTCAAATTCTCCGGGCATTATTTTAGCCTGTTGTAAAGATATACTCTTCCGCCGTCGTTGTAATCAGTTCTTCCTCTACCTGTTCTATTACTTACAGGACCGCCGGTTGTTGCATTAATACCAAATCCTTGTCCTGAATCAAAAGATTGCTGACCATCGCTACCTATTCCATAATTAGTTGCTCCATATTGTGCTGCTCTAGCTGCTTCTTGTTCAGCAGCAATTTGTTTTTTAAGTTGTTCTTGTAACTCTAATTCTTTTTGAAGTTGTCTTAATTCTTTTTGTCTTGAAGCATCTGCTTTTATTTTTCCAAAAAATGACAGGTCTGTATAGTTAGGATTATTAAGAGGTCCTAGTATTTTTCCCTCTGGTAAAAATTCACTATCTGTCTTTTTACCAAACATTGATTCAAATAAAGATATCGCCATAGGTTTAATATCTGCTCCAAGATTGACTGGATTTTTATTATCAAAAGTTTTTCTCATTCCACCTTTATCTAAATATGTATCTACTTCTTTTATCATTACACCACCTTTGCCATCGGATACTTCTACTTGCATAGTTTTTTTAGTGCTAGGATCTAGATTACCAAAATCTCCAATTCCACCTGCCATAGTAATTCCATCCCCACCACCACCTTGATATTGATTTATGTTTTGATTAATAATACCTGGTACTCCTGGTGTAGGTGTGGGCGTTGGAGTAGGTGTAGGTGCTACCGTTGGTAAACCAAAATCAAATAAATCTAAATACTGTTGTTGAGTATACTGACTTTGTAAAGTCGGATTTGCATTATATGTTGCTATTAAATTATCTCGTGTTGCCATTAGTAATAAGTTCTCTCTATTCGTGGTAACGTGTCTTCTTTTTCATCATCCGGGTGATTTACAAAACCTCCCTGTCTAAAACGCATTACCGCTTGTGTTGTACTATCCACCAAATCATCATGATCTCCATAAGGAAATGATGCACACTCTTCAATCACCTCTTCAGCAAACTTATGGTCTGGAGCCCAAATTACGCCTGATTCAAATAGCGGGGCCACAGCATTAACCCTAGCATGTTTGTCGTTTCCTCTACTAGGTGTGAAGTTTATAACAGGTATCCCCATTTTTCTCAACTCATAAGTTAAGGGTAATCCAGAAGCTTTAGACTCGATAATAACCGTTTCAGGATTCCAGTATCTATACTGTTCTAATGCAACACGCCGGAGTTCTGGAAACTCTAGTCGTTCTTTTACAGCATCTAATAGTATTAAATTAGCAGGACTATCTTGGTCTGGGTAAAATACACCCCAGGTGGTAATAGCAGAGTAATCGGCTGTCTCTTTTTTTAAAAAAGCTGTATCATAACTTTGAATGATATGTTGCAAAGGCGGTATGTAATCTTTCTCCCACACGTTCCACCATTCTCGTTTAATAAGTGATCCTTCTTCTGCAGTAGGATTTTGCATCCATTGTGCATTCCATTTACCAATACTAATACTAGCTTTGACACCTTCTAATTCTTCTAACTTCCAATACTCTGGCCAGACAGGTTTACCTGACGGCATGATAGCAGGAAACTCTACGATCTCCCATTGATCTGATTTTAATTCTTTTTGAGATTTTAATAACATACCAGTCAAATCTTTCATATTCCATCTTGTCATAACGACAACAATTGCTCCACCTGGTTGAAGACGTTGACGAGGTCCTGATGTATACCACTCGTAAGCTCGCTCTAATGCAGTTACATTGAGTGCGTCTTGCTCTGAATGTGGATCATCAATGATAAGCAAATCCGCTCCACGACCCGTGATGGCAGATCCAACACCAGCTGCATAATATTCTCCACCTTGTTCGGTTTCCCATTTACCAGCTGCTTGACTGTCCTCTCGTAGTCTTGTTTTAAAAACTTCTTTGTACTCTGCTGAATCCATTAACGTCTTTGCCTTACGACCGAAACGTATTGCAAGTTCCGTGGTGTGTGTGGATTGGATTATTTTTAAATTAGGTTTACGGCCCACCATCCACGATGGAAGTAGGAATGATGCGAACTCTGATTTCGTATGCCTCGGTGGCATATTAATTATAAGTCTTTTAATCTTACCCTGTGCGAGCTTATTAAATTTGTCAGCAATTTTTTTGTGATGCTTGCCCTCGATAAATTCAGGCCATACGTGTTTCACAAAATCTAGAAACGAATCGTGGACCTTGGTTTGCTTGGTCTTCTCGTTTAGCTTCATAGCTAGTTTGAGGAATTCTTTTTGCGCGTCGGGCGGCAGCTTCTCAATAAAGTCTTGTTTCATAAAAATTTTTGCAGAATTTTTTGTAGTTCTGTTTTCTTCTCCATAACGATTTTATAGCTGATCTATCTCTAAATCAAGGCATACATACAAAACTATTGGGACCCCTTTTTGCAAAAGGGTGTGGGGGGTGTTATGTTTTTTTTCTATACTGTGATTCGTTAGGGACCCCTCGTTGCGCCCCGCGCACAACCTGTGGTTGCGCAGTTTAGAATTGTTCTAAACTGCGTTCCCTTATTAACAGAAAGTTAATCTAGTAGTGTGTAGTATTCATCAGTAAAGTACTGCTGAAACCACGTCAAACCTTTTTGCATATTGTTATAATCCTCGGTCGCTTCACAACCAATGATTGTATCGTATATTGCAACAGCGAACGCCGGTAGTTTAGCAAACTGACCTGGTCCACTCTCATCGTTAAACCTATTGCCAATCGTCATCATCTTTGTAGGCTCGTCGCCAAAGAAACATTGGTCGAATGGTTTAGGTATTATGTATGTCTTGTTATTATATTTAATTGTTTTCATGTTATCCTTTCTGTTATGTATGGGATTATATACTAATCCTTATACATTGTCAACCCTTTTAATTTGGCTGCTTGTATAAGTTCCTGTCCCATAATAATTGTCATGAGTTGTAGTTACTTTCTCATAACCCCCACTCTCTCGCCTGTGTCTGATAAACTCAATCGGTCTGCCTTGTTCTATGTTATCCATATTAACATTTAACCACTCACTCTCACAACCTGTACTGCAAAAGTATTTGGCTCTTGCGTGGTATTCGTTAGAGTTATCTCTAGTCCATAATGCGTATCTTCCACGAATTACACCACGAGATTTTAAAAATCTATCCTGTGTAGTTCTTTGATGACAATATGGTCCTTGGCAAAAATGTTTGTTAGGCATTATCTGGTAACCCCCCAAACATTGACATCACACCGGCAAAAGAAATTAATATTCCTAACATTTTGTGGTCGCCACTATGTACAAAAGTTATTA